GAAACAGGCTGCGCTCTTACAGTATCAAAAGTTCAAGATAGCTCCTGCCCTGATTATGCTAAATGGGAGAAGAAGAAGAAGCCCATGCATGATATTAAAATGCCCTTACCTTTAGAACCGTCTTTCATTGATGTTTCTACTGATATATTTGATGAATTTGACTTCTTCAAAAGCTCAGATAATCTTCATGAGCAAATATTACAAAGACTTAAGAACGACAAACACCAGAGGATATATCAACTTCTTTTCGTAGAAGGCTCGTCTGAAGCAGAAGTGGCTGAAGAAATGGGCTTCAAAAGAGAAGCGGGAAACAGAAAAGCGCCTAGATACAAACAACTTGACAATATCAAGAGTAAGTTTGTAGAAATAGCAAAAAAAGTTTTGCAAGAAAATGAAATTATCGAGTCAAGAGAAAAGTAAGGTTGATGAGCTTTACGAAGAAAGAGTGGATATCAATTGGATTACCCGCTCTATGTTTGGGGGTTATACCTTAGAAGGCGATAAGGAGGAAGGAGGCCTCTATTCTTCTGATGGCAGACTAATGGATGGAAGATGCAGAGAAGGCAGGGCTGTAAAGTCTTATCTAATTGCTAATAACAAAAATTACAACACCACAAAAAGCGAAGCCAAAAACGTTGTAGAATTGTCTGTTTCTCAAAAAGAATTTCTAATGTCCGAACAAATCTCTTCCGAGATGCAACCTATCGAGATAGCTAGGGTCGTGTTCGAAGATGAGAATGTCAAGGCTCTTTCTACTCCTCATAGGCTTGTTCTTAGTTTCTTAGAGGAGTTCAGGCCAGATATTGTAGATGAAGGAGCTTCCCTATCTAAGAGGAGGTGGACTCCCCCAAAATCCCTTCAAATGACGATAAGGAGGGTGAATAAATGGTGCGACATTCGTTTAAAGGAAGATCCTGAATGTATTTCTTCTAAATATAATCGCTATATTGGAAAGCTTTTAGAATATTACGGTATTTTTAAATTATCTCAAACTATTAATAGTTTTAAGACCGAATCTGATAGGGAGTTATTTGAATCAGAATTCGTCAGGGCCACTTGGGATAAGCCTGATCTCACTGTAGATGAAATAAATCTATATATGATGATATGCAGCAACTATGTTCGTGCTACTCATATTCAAAAGAGATTAGACTGCTTCAATTCGATGTTGGAGAACGAAGAACTGGAAAGCGGAGATTTGACCATGCGTTTGACTGAGAACGTCAAAGCTACCAATGAGGAATTAAACGCTTGCGAGAAAAGAATAGAGAGTATTACTCATAAATTGAATGGAAGCAGGGCGGATAGATTAAAGAACCAAAGTAAAAGTGCTGGTAGCATAGTAGATCTAGTTAGGGAAGTTCAAGAGCAAGAGGGAAGAAAAAGACTGTATGACATGGCCCAACAAAGGGCTAAACTCGTAAAGGACGAGGCAGAAAGAATCGAATCCTTAGATGAATTCAAAGCTAGGGTATTTGGGATTAGCCAAGAAGAGTTGTTGTAATGCCTGATAAGCCTCATAAATGCCTCAATTGTAAAAAGGAGTTTAAATCTCTGAGGGGCCTTCATATACATTTAAAATCTCACGGAGGAATGCAGAGTTATTATCAAACTTACTATCCAAGGTTTGATTTATATGATAATTCAATTATTAATTTCCAGAGTAAGAGTCAATATTTTTCCGCTTATTTTAATTCTGATAATAATAGAAAGAAATTTTATTCAGAAGTTAATCTGTCTAATAAGGCGAAGGAGTCGGTTGTAAATGAAATTAAAACCAACGCCGACTTTAAGGAATATTCTTTTTTGCCTAGTGAGAATTATTTGATTTTGTCTAAACTCCCTACAATCGAGAATATAAAAAGGTTGCACGGTTCTTGTGCTGAAATGTGCAAAAAAGCAAAGCTAGAACCTTTGTTCACTCAGAATCTTCCCAAAGAGTTTTGGGAAAGGCAAGATTTTAATGATTTAGTCGTCTTAGTAGACACTAGGGAGCAAAAGCCTTTTGATATAAAAGGTTCTATTGAAAGTAAATTGGATTTCGGAGATTATACAAGCACTAGCCATTACAGCAAGGTTTTCGTCGAGAGGAAGTCTATTCCAGACTTTATTTCTTCTTTAGGCTCTGGGGCAGATAGATTTGAAAAGGAATTGAAAAGGGCCGAAGAATTCGACTCTTACGTTGTTATGGTCGTAGAAGGATCTCTAGAAGATATCAACAAGTTCATTTACACTACTCCAAAACATAGAAGGCCTAATCTTGATTATTCTCTACATAATCTGAGAAAGCTTCTAATAGATTACGCTAAGAGCTTTCAAGTTCTTTTTTGCAACGGAAGAGCAGAGGCAGAAGATTTAACCAAGCGCATTCTTTATTTCGGAGAGCATGTAAAGAATTGTGACTTACAATATTTTTTAAATTATGTGGCAAAAGGGTGAACAAGAGTATAGATTCGATTTATCTTCTTCTAGGATAAACGAAGAGTTGTTGGAACGGGAGGGTTTCATTCCAGAAGAGGAGGCTTATGATTTGTTGTTTCGTTTTTTAAGGAACAATATAGGTCTTGCTTCTCAAATGTTTATTGGGATGAAATTATTCCCTTTCCAAGAGATGCTAATCAAATCAATGATGATTGGCGACTTTTCTATGTTTGTATTGTCTCGCGGTATGTCTAAAACTTGGTCTGCTGGAATCTTTGTCATTCTTCAACTCATATTCAGACAGGGCGTTCACATTGGAGTTCTTTCTAGCTCCTTTAGACAAGCCAAGTTTATTCTACAAAAGGCGGAAGATATTCTCAAAAAACCCGCTGCTGTATTAGTCAAAGGGTTATTCAAGTTTACCAAAGGAACTGATCAATGGGTTGTTACCTGCGGAGACAGCAGGGCTACTGCGCTACCCCTAGCTGACGGATCTAGATTAAGGGGATTTAGATTTCAAATTTTGCTACTTGATGAGTTCCTGAATATATCAAAGAATATTTTTCAAGAAGTTATTCTTCCTTTCCTTGGTGTTATTGAAAACCCAACAGAGAGAGAAGATTTAAGAGAACTTGAAGATCAAATGATCGAAGAGGGCTTATTAACAGAAGAAGACAGATATAAATGGACAGATAACAAACTCATACTTCTTTCTTCTCCTTCTTATACTTTTGAGTATATGTATGAGCTTTATTGTTCATACAGGGATTCTATTATTGGCGTAGAGCATAGGACTGGAGAAGACGAAGAAATAGGTGCTAATGCTTATAAGATAATATTTCAATTAAGTTATGATTGCGCTCCAAGAAGTTTATATGACAAAAACCAATTAGCCATTGCTAAGAAAACAATGTCAGAAGCTATCTTTAAGAAAGAGTATGGTGGGCAATTTGTTTCTGAATCTGATTCTTATTTTAAGTTGTCTAAAATGGCTTCTTGCACTGTTCCTGATGGAGCTTATCCTCATGTTGAAATCTCAGGTAATCCTGCTGACGATTATATCATTGCAATTGACCCCTCTTGGTCTGAGGATAGCGGCTCTGATGATTTCGCGATGGAAGTCTTTAAAGTGGACAAAGAGGATCAGAAGTTAACTATGGTCCATGCTTACGGTCTTTCTGGAACTAATTTAAAGAAGCATATCCGATATTTCCATTATTTGATTACTCATTTCAATACTCAAGCAGTTTGCCTTGATTATGCTGGAGGAGTCCAATTTATATCAGCTTGTAATGAGAGCGAGCTTTTTAAGAAGGATAATATTAAATTAGGAGTGCTGGAAATTGATAACGATTTTGATAAGCCTGAATTTTATCAGCAAGACCTCTTGCAGTTCAAAGAACAAAGAATGCCATCTCAATATAAGTATTGCTATATGAGGAAGCCTACTTCTAATTGGATTAGACAGGCTAACGAATTACTCCAAGCAAATATTGATCATAAAAGAATTTGGTTTGCTGCTCCTGCTATCGATGAAGGCTTTGAAAGTCAAAGGGATAAATCTATTCCAATTGATGAATTAAAATGGGACAGGCTGAGGCCCCCAGAAAGCTCTCGCGCTAAAAAGATTGATCTTTTAGATCATCAAGTAGCGAAGATAGAACAAACTAAGCAGCAATGCGCGAATGTTGAAGTCGTAACTAATCCACAAGGGTCTCAAACATTCCGCTTGCCTCCTCATATGTCTAGACAAACGGGGCCTAATAAGCCTAGAAAAGATAATTATTCTGCTTTGATTTTAGGTAATTGGATGGGTAAGATTTACTTTGATTCCTTCTATGCAGAAGAAGAGCCAAAGACTTTTGAGACTTTTGTTCCTTTTTCTTTTTAAGAAATAAGAATATAATTCAATATATAGTGTCCGTTTGACAATGACTCGCGTATCAACTTGCTTTACTAAAAAAAAGTGTAATTTAACTAAATGAAAAGAAGAAACTTTCTAGCAACAATTGGTGGTCTTTCAATTCCATCCGTAATGCAAGCCCAATACGGGAAAGACTCTAAAGCCAAGAATATAATCTATATTTATTTAAGTGGCGGAATTTCTGCGCAAGAAACTTGGAATCCTAAGCCTCTTGCTGATTCAGAATTCAAAGGCCCCTATGGATCGATCAAGACAGCGACTACAGATCTTTTATTTTCTGAGAAGTTTCCTTTTTTAGCGAAGCAATCTAAAAACTTTGCTGTTATTCAAAGTATGACGCACGGGCAAGCCGCGCACGAACGAGGAACGGAATATATGTTTACTGGTTACAAACCAAGTCCAGCACTTAAATACCCTTCAATTGGCTCTGTGATTTCTCACGAACTTGGAATCAAGAATTCTTTACCTGCTTATGTGACTGTGCCTAACACACAAAATGAATTCGCAAATGCTGGTTTTTTATCATCACAATATAACCCCTTTGCTCTAGGAAGCGATCCAGCATCTCCAGATTTCAAAGTTAGAGATTTATCTAATTCTGTGTCTAACAGGAGAAGGGACCTGCTTGAATTAGTTGGCACTGAATTTAAGAACAATATTTCTTCAGATAATGTCGAAGCTATGGACAAATTCTACCAGCAAGCTTTTGATCTTATGGATTCGAACGAGGCTATAGAGGCTTTCGATTTATCAAAGGAAAAAGATACAGTAAAGGAAGCATACGGCAAAACCCAAGCAGGGCAGAGATTCTTAATATCTAGAAGGCTCATAGAGGCTGGGACTAGAGTTGTCAAAGTCAACTATGGCAGTTGGGATAATCATGATAATATCAAGGGTAGTTTCGACAGACAAGCCCCAGAGTTAGACAAGGCTCTAGCGGCTCTTTTCGAAGACTTAAAAGATAGAGGTCTTCTTGAAGAGACACTTGTTGTTGTAACAAGTGAATTCGGTAGAACTCCAAAAATTAATAAGACCGCTGGGAGAGATCATTATCCCAAGGTCTTTTCTTCAATAGTCGGAGGCGCTGGAATTAAAAACGGCTCTGTTATAGGTTCGTCAGACTCTCTATCTATGAGTGTTGATAGCGACCCAGTTTCTCCCGAAAACTTATTCTCAACAATCTTTCACTTAATGGGCATCGACAACGATAAACACTTAATGACTACAGATTTAAGACCTATTAAGATTAGTAAAGGACTAATAATCCCTAAACTAATATCTTAAAAGAGTAAATCTCTTCTAATTTAGTATTTAAATAAACTCTAATATCTTTAATTGTCTTTTTATTTCAATTCTAATAAAATCTACTAACGAAAGTCACAATTGTAAAATTATTTCTCGACTTTTCGTGTAACAAAATTTAGATATGGGTAAAAAGCGCAAGTATACTAAACGGGATCAGTCTTATTGGGCCAACAAAAGCCTTGGAATGTCCAATCAAGGGAATTCTAATCTTGAGAATAAACTCGAAAATGTAGATTTTGAGCCAAAAACCTTTGGAGATCCTCTACTTAATTTTGAAACAGCAAAGGCAAGCCGTTTGACAGGATCAGGATCAAGAACCAAATCAAGATCCAACCGGATCACAAGAGAAACGGCGCGAGATAGATTCAATAATATTGACGACGGGATTCTGCCTTGGAACTACTCTAGGGACGGTGTTTCGATTAGTGAGGCAGTGCTATTAACTCAAAAAGCTTATTTCAACATTGCCGCTTTTAAATCGACTTTGGATCTTTTATCTGAATTCGCTAATACAGATATTTATTTTAAAGGAGGCGATGCTTCAAGTCTTAAATTTGTAAAAGCTTGGTGCAACCTTATAGGATTAGACGATATAAAAGAACAATATTTTCGAGAATATTACAGATCAGGGAATGTATTCATTTATGAGTTGAAGGGATCAATGACTAAAAGCAGTGTGAGGAGTTTTAAATTTGCACAGGCTAATGAGAAAAAAGAGATACCTGTAAAATACATCCTTCTCAATCCTGCTGATATTTTGGTAGAAGATCAACTATCTTTTGGGGAGTTTACTTATGCCAAGGCTCTTACTCCATTTGAAATTGCTAGACTAAAGGAAAACAATAAATCAGAACATGACCAAAAAATCTATGATGCTCTTCCTTCTGAAATCAAGGACCAATTAAGGAGTGACACTTATTCTTCTAATAATAAGGAAATCTTATTGCCTTTAAGTTCTGATATTCTTCATCCTGTTTTTAACAAGAAACAAGATTACGAGCCTTTGTCTATTCCAGTGGGCTTTTGTGTTTTGGATGATCTTAATAAAAAAATGGAGCTTAAGAAAGTAGATCAGGCTATTGCTAGGTCTATTGAGAATGTCACTCTTCTTGTGACGATGGGCGCTGAACCAGATAAAGGTGGTATAAATTACCAGCATATTAAAGCTATGCAATCCATCTTTGAAAATCAAAGTGTCGGTCGAGTTTTAGTTTCAGACTATACAACTAAGATGGAGTTTGTAATGCCCGATTTGAGAAAGGTAATGGGCAAGGAGAAATATGAGATTCTTAATAAGGATATCGAAGAGGGACTTTCTAATATCTTAATTGGCGATAGTAAGTATTCCAATACTGAGCTTAAAATGAAGGTCTTCTTTGAGAGATTGAATGAGTCTCGTAGAAGATTCCTGCAAGACTTCTTTCAAAAGCAAATTAATAAGGTCTGCAAGTCTGCTGGATTTAGAAACCCGCCAACAGCGGAGTTTATTAAAAAGGACATTCTTAGTAGTGAATATCTGCAAAGACTAATGACTAGAATGATGGAGTTGGGTATTCTTACTCCTACTCAAGGTATAGAAGTTATTAAAAAGGGAGAATTCCCAGAAGCCGAAGATATGGAAGAGGCTCAAGATAAATATATCAAGTCTAGAGAGAAGGGTCATTACCTTCCTATGGTCGCTGGCCCTACTTTATTTGAAACAGAAAATCAAAATTCTCCAGATGATGAAGAGTTAAAGAAATACGGACCTAATGCGGTCACGGAACCAAAGGGGCGTAATCAAAAAGCCACAATTGCTAATCCTTCTGGAGGTAGACCAGTTGGAACTGCTCGCAATAAGTTTTCAGTAAAGGCTATTAAAAAGACTTTCGATGAACTTTCTGAGTTAAATGAAGAGGCTCAAGCCATCTATAAGAAGCAGCTTGGAATTAAAAGGATGAGCAAGGAGAAAAAGGATGTTGTTTTTGACATTTGCGCTTCTGTTATCTGCAATTCAGAGAGAGAAGACTGGAAAATAAAACTAAATGAGGTTATCGAAGACAATTCCGTTTTGATTGATATGGGTGTAAGTGATGATATATTAGTAATCGCTGCGGAACATAATCTTGGAGATTACGAAGCTGCTGTTTTATATCATTCAACAAAATTAAAAGATGCCTAAACTAGAATTGTCTCACGCCTCGTTTGTCGGTAGCGTAAAAGCTGTTGACTTTGAATACCTTGAAGAATTGGGAATTTCAAAAGCCTCGTTTATGTCAGAGGCGAAGCCTTTGATACCTCAAGGATTTGATCCTTCAAACAATATGGATGTTATGCCTATTGTTTTTAATTTGGCGGTTGTGAATAAATTCAATCAAAATGGAGATGGCATTTCTTCGCGGGGCGCTGCTAAAATATTAAAGCAATTTATTAACAGACCTATCAATACAGAACACAAGAAGAATTTGATTGTGGGTCACATTATTAATGCTTCTTTTTCTAACAAGCAGCCAGACTTTCTTGAAAACGATGTTCTAGATTTTATAGATGTAAAAGACCCTTTTTATATTACAGCGGCTGGGCTTATTTACAAGCACGTTTATCCTAAATTAGCAGATGCTATTCTTGAAGCATCCAATCCAGAAGACCCAAACTACAAAGCTTACGCGACTTCTTGGGAAATTGCATTTAACGAATATGACATTGCGGTTGGTTCAGAGGATTTGAAAGATTGTAGTATTTATTCAGAAGGCTCCGAAGAGTTTTCAATAATGAAACCTCACCTAAAAGCTATGGGTGGAAAAGGAGTTTGTGAAATGGGAAGACCCGTTAATAGATTATTAAAAGGAAAGAAATATCCAGTGGGTTGCGCTTTAACTGAAAACCCTGCTGCCGATGTCGAAGGCGTATATACTTTAGACTCTTTGCTTGGATCTATGGAAAGCGAATATGAAAATAAAAGTTCCCAAAACTCTCAAAATAATGTAATCGATACAAATGACATTGATGATTTAGATATGACAGACGAACAATTTAAAGAAATTATGGAGCGCCTTGAGGCTTTAGCGAGCGTTAAGGGTAACAAGAAAGAAGAGAGCTTGGCTTCTGGTTTTGAAGAAATCAAGAACATTCTTAAGCAAGAAGGCCAAGGCTGGAAATCACAAGCTGAGAAAAACAAAGAGGGATTCGAAGCTGCTCAGAAAGAGCTTGAAGAACTCAAAGAGAAATTCTCTACTGCTGAAAAAGAACTAAATGATGTTAAGGAAGAAATGGCTATTAAAGAGTCCGCTGCTCTTTATAACGAAAGAATGGATTCCATCGCTTCTCTTTTTGATCTTAACGAAGCCGAAGAGAAGATTGTCGCTAATAAGGTCAAAGACATTGATTCTGAAAAAGAGTCTTTCGACAATTATGTTTCAGAGCTTAAAGTTTTAATGTCTCCTAAATTGAGAGCTAATATGCAAAAGGCTGAAGAAGAGGCCGAAGCCTCTAAGGAAGAAGCAGAAGCCTCTAAGGAAGAGGTCATCGAAGATAACGAAATTGAACTTGAAAATTCCGATTCTTCCGAAACTGGTGTAACAAACAACAACGGAGAATATTCAGAAGAAAAGACTCTTATTGAAAGAGTCCGCGAAAACGGATTAGCCCTCTCTTAAAAAAAAAGAATAATACATTTAAACTAATATAATTATGGCACAGTCAATTACTCGTTTACTACCTAATCGCAGCATCGATGAAAAAGATGTTATTAATTTCTATTCATTGGATGCAGCTTCTGGAGAAGCCGGAACTTTTGTTAAAGTCGTCGATGCTGATCTTTCTAAAGATTCCGTTCAATATGTGAATAGACCAGACGCTTTCCTTAACAATCTCGGAAACGCCACTTCTCAGTATCCAGAGGTTCCTTACAAAGTCGGAGAGACCACTGGAACTGGAGATGCTGGAGCAGTTCTCGGAATGCTTTTAAAGGACGTTAGAGAAACTGACGAAAACGGACAAAAGCTTCACTTTTACAATCAAAAGAGAGACGAGCTTCAATGCCTTCTTTCTGGAGAAGCTGTTCCTATCTTAACTGCTGGTGTTGTAGAGATTAATGCAAGAGGCCTTGAAGGAGGCGTTGCGCCAAACATCAACGACGCTGCTGTTCTTGGAGCTAACGGAAAAGTTACTGGAGTTGCTTACGCAAGTCTTTCTGCCGCACAGAAAGATGCTGTAGTCGGAAAATTCATTGGAACTGGAATTAGAGTTTCCCAACAAAGCACCGACGCTTTTGCAGGTGCATATGCAAAACTGAAATTCTCAATCTAATAATAAACTCAACAAACTAAATTTATCATGCGAATCGAATTAAAAGACACCGAAGATCAAGTCGAGCTTATTAAAGCTATTGCTTCCAAAGACCCTAATGTGGCATTTGAAGCCAAGGCTGCTGTAGCCGAACTCGTTGGACCTACTATTAGTAAGGTTATTAATAACGCTCCAACTATTTCAAATTTCTACAGAACTGTTGCTTTTGGCGAAGATGAGAACCCATCAATGCCTCTTGATCTTCTTCACAATATCACCGACGAAGACTTTTTGAGAATCCACTCTCAGCAAACTGCTGGTGGATTAAGTTCTAACGAGATGTTCCCATCCCACGACGAGCTTAAGTTCAAAACTTATTCAATGGATTCCGCTTGGAGCGTTGATAAGAAGTATGCAAGAAAAGCTCGTTTAGATGTTATTTCTGCGCTTTTCACCCGTATGGCTCAAGAGTTCTTGCTCAAGCAGGAAAGAACCTCTGTCAATCAGCTTTTGGGAGCATTGGTCGCTGCTGACACTGACTTTGGCTCTGGCGCTGCTGCTGGAAACCACGTTGTTAGTGCTGGAACAGCAAACCAGTTGTCAATTGATGACTTCAACACGATGATCACTCGCTCTAAGAGGCTTTACAGTTCGTTCTCTTCTGGAACTCCTTCCACGGGAGTCAAGGTTGGAATTACTGATCTTGTTATGTCTCCAGAGATGACTGAGGAAATCAGATCTATGGCTTATCAGCCAGTCAATACTCGCTCTGGCGCTGTTGCGACATCAGGTGCTACGGCTATTCCTGCTACCGACGAGATGAGAAATCAGATCATGGATAGTGCTGGTTATCCTTCCATCTTCGGAATTGGAATCGTCGAGATTCTTGAAATGGGCGTCAACCAACGTTATAACGAGATCTTCGATGCAGTCAATACTGCTGCTGGTTCTCCTGTAACTTTCACTCAAGCAAATGATGAAATCGTAGTTGGTATTGATAGATCCAATCCTGACGCTCTTCTTAGACCTGCAATCAGGGAAGAAGGCGTATCAACTGAAGTTTCTGTTAACGTTGACGATCAATTCGTCTCTCGTCAAAACAAGACTGGTTGGTATGGCAAAATTGAAGAGGGAAGAATCATTACTGAAGATCGCAATATTACAGGTCTCACGGTCTAATAAGCGACCCTTCTACATAAACTAAAACAAGAAAGCCTACATTTTTATGTAGGCTTTTTTGCGTTAACCTAATATAATTAAATATGAGTAAAAAAGATAAAGAGCTTGAATTCTCTGACGGTAAAAAAAGAGACGTTCACAACAGTAGACACTTGGAAGAGTTGCTAGACATGGGTAAAATGAATCCTTATGGAACTATCGATAAAGAGCTTTTCGCTGAAAGAGTCGAGGCTATGGGAGTCGAGGCTATGCGCTCATTGGCTATTAGGGTAGGAGTTACCCCTACTAACAGGCAAGAGGAAATGAGAAAAAGGCTTCTTAATAACTTTGATTCTTATATTTCTCAAAACAGGCATGTTCGCGCTGTGCCAAAGCCAGCCCTTGATCCTCAATCTAAAGAATACAAAAATATAGAACACCTTCTTGGGTTCGATTGATTTGGTGTAAACAAGGGTAGATGAATGATTTAGGATCTTTAGCTACCGAAATAGTTACATACTCTTTTCCGTCTGACACAGGGCGATTTCCAGTTTCATATGTTTCGGGATGGTTAGATAGCAGGATTGGTGAGTTCAACGGGCTTACCAACGAAGAGTTTTATATTGATGAAACTGGCGCTTTCGGGCCTAGTGGAATTTTTCCCGTAGAGGAGGATATCTTCAAATTGATATATGAGATCAACTATTACGATAGGGCTGCTAGAGAGGCTCTACGAGGCGTAATATGGGGTGGCGCTGGATCTGTGTCAGACAGTGTAACTATGGTGAAGGAAGGAGACACTACAATTCAGAAAGTGAGCAAACATCAAGTATCTAGAACATTCGCTGAATTCTCTAGAGACGCCAGAGATAGATTGGGCGATCTTCTTTTTCAATATAACAGACTAAAAGCTTCTCCTGTTCAAGTTGCTGGAACAGATGGACTACCATCATAATGGCCTCTTCTATATTCTCATCTACAGAAAAGGACGAACTCGCAGAAATTATAGCGAATGTCCATGAAACTTTTAAACAAAATGTATTTGTTTTTATCGAAGAATCTTCGTCTGTTGGTATAAACACAGATTATAACCCATTGTATGGTAGGTATAAAGATCAAGCCAAAGCTGTAACAGATAAAGTTCTTACAAAATACACAATTGAAGCTAGGGTGATGTATTCCAAGAATGGCGAAGAGGAAAGGCTTGACATTGGGCTTCCCTCTACTGAAAACGTAATTAGGCTCAAGGTTGATAATGCTGGGAAAGAGAAATTAAAGAACGCCTCTTTTGTAGAAGTAGACGGGGATAAGTATTCTGTTATTTCTGATCCAGAATTAATAGGCCCATTCTCTGAAAGATACTATAAAGTTTATTTAAAATTAGATTCATAATGGCTAGAACAAAGGTTACAGTTACGATAGATCAAAATAAATTAGTTAAAGAACTGAGTAAAGGATCTAATAATAAAGTGACATCTAAATTAGTAGAAACAGAAGTCTCAAAAAAAGTCAAGGACTCCAAAGAAAAAATGTTGGCTGAATTCTCTAATCACCCTGTAACTCAAGAAATTGACTCAGGGCCTGATGCCTCTAATTCCTCTAATACGCTAGGTGGCTATGGAAACCTATATTCTTTTATTGGTTTTAGTAGAGGAGATCAGCCTACTGCTAATATAAAAAAGGAATTATCGAAAAGAGTTTATACTAAAACGAGAAAGGGAGCTAAAGCGGGATCTTACAGGGTAGAAACAAACACCCCAACTCAAGTGCAATTAGAAGAAATGGGGCAAATCCCTTGGGCCTCTGGTTTAAGTTGGGTTAGAGGGATTGAAAAGGGTATATCAGGATTAGGCCAATATTTATATAAGCGTAGACCCTCTAGGGTTTCTAGATCTGGATCTGCGGTCCAAACTAAAAACAATTCTGGAAGAAGGTTCTCTTCTACGAATTATTTAAGCAATATTTATAGAAGGTTTAGGGATAGAATCAAATGATTAGTCAATTTTCACATAATATATTTTCTTCTTTTTATCTTTGGTTCGAAGGGCAGTTGGTTTCTTCTGGCTCAAAGGCTTATTCTACTAATCAGTCTAATTCTTTTGAATATGTAGACTTCTACGATGTTCCCCCTTCTCATTATGGCTACCAAGGAAAGTTCAGACAATTAGTGGCAGACGATTCTGTTGATGTTCCTAATTCTGGAGTTTTTATTGATGGATCTTTTGTCAGCGGCGACTCTTCTGATGTTTATATAGATTACAATAACGGAAGGGTCATCGTTCCTCAGTCTAGTGGTAGTTCTTTGAATATCACTGCCAACAATACGGTTAAGGAAGTCAATACTTATATGACGGAAGACGACGAAGAGCAACTTTTACTCACCAGTGATTTTATTGACTCTTCTGACACTTCTTCTACTAATTTATTTTCAAAAACTTCGAAAAGAGATGAAAAAACTTACGTGCTACCCGCTTGTTTTTTGAGGATAGCCACTACGGATAATAAAAGACTTGCTTTGGGAGGAGAAGACGACACCGTTACTACAATAAAAGTCGCCGTTTTAGCTAAGGATAATTATACTATAGATGCAGTTCTTTCTTTCTTTGCAGATAAAAAGGGGACTTGCATAAAGAGAGTCCCATATGAAAATTACCCTTACGGCATATTTCACGATGTAAAGTCGTTCCCTTATTCATATTCAGACTTTTCTTCTTCTTATGACGCTACTTCTTATATAGAGGAGGTTAAAACTTCTAAAGTTTCAGAGTCCATATCTGCTGAAAAAATAGAGAAAAATGTTTTGATCGGTTTTATTGAATTTGATTTATCTACATATCGTTACCCAAGGTTATAAAAATTGTGTAATAGGGATTAAGTTAACTTTTATATTTCATGGCGAAAGACAGAATTCTATCACAAAGCAAGGCCTTATATGTAACAAAAACAGGGGTCTTAAACAACCAAGGCATAGCAGTAGCGGGAGATGAGGTTTCTGGAGTGGAAGCCACTCAACTTCAAAGGATCGACAATTTCTCATTTGATGTCGATATCGCTGGAGCTAGAACTGATGTTCGAACTTTCGGTCAGTTACCTAGAATGGCTACTATCGTTAATTCCGATCTTACAGCCAATGCCTCTATTGGCTATTTACTAACAGACGGGGAAAACGAACACCACTTAGGTTTCGAAATTACCGACTCTATCGTTGGAGATCCGTTTGCAGGTCTTAATCAGGCTATTTCTGGAATGATTTCAGAAAACAGTGATTATAGGGAAAGAAACCTTTTTGCAGTTACCGTCGCAGAAGGCGAAGACGCATTTAGTCAAGACGCTTGGAGCGACAGAAGCGAGCACGATGTAGTTGGTTTAGGCAACTCTTTTGTTACTGATTACTCTCTTGAAATTTCTGTTGGAGAGATCCCAAGAGTTGATGTTACTCTTGAAGCATCTAACTTGGTTTATTACACTGGAACTTCTTCTGGTCTTTATAATCCTTCTATTAATCCTGCTAACGGAAGAATGGTAGACACTGGGCAAATCGCACTTCCAGTCCCTTCAACAGGAAACAGCACGGTTGATGTTGTTAGAGCGGAACAAGTTGTTCTTGATCTACAATCTGAAACTGCACTTGGAGTCGGAGGAGCCGATCTTGCTACAATTCACCCGCAAAGCGTTTCTCTTAGCGTCCCTCTTGGAAGAGAGAATCTGCAAGAGATTGGAAAAGAGTTTGCTTATGCGAAGCCTCTCACATTTCCAATTGATGTGACCGTCGCTGTTAGCGCAATCGCCTCTAATCAATCAGCTGGATCTATTGCTACACTTCTTACGGGATGCGCTGGACAAGAGAAAAGGGACATATCTGTTAAGCTTCTTGATAGATGTGGGTCCGAAACTCTTAAATTTGGATATTTGCTTAAGAATGCTGTTCTTGATTCTAGCAGTAACTCTCAAGACCTTGAAGGAAACGAGACGGTCGATCTTCAATTCTCTGCTCAAATCGGAGGAGCTACTTCCACTTCGGAAGGGGTCTTCTTTACGGGAGCTTACGACACTTCTTTGGGAAGTCCTCTTTCACCTACCTTGGTTACTGGCCTTGTGGGGGAATAAAGTTAATTTGAATCACTAATCACTGAGAAGGGCGCGATTATTCGCGCCCTTTTTGTGTAATATTTTATATGAAATCAATAGACCTTGGATATTATAATCAAGATTTCGTATTCAATGCTCAGGTTCAGGTTATTGATGTCGCCAGCGGATTTTCTTTTGAAATAGCTCAAAGCGGACAAGACCCTATTGTTTCTTTCTCTGGGCAAAGTGGATATTTATTTGATCAACAGTCTGATTTAATTGGAGGCTTTAGAAAAAATCAAGCTATAAACATATCTGGAAACTATTTTTACGGAGAGTCTCATTCAACAGGGAATGTTGTTTTTGACGGGACAGGGGAGGGCAGATTTTCTTATTTTGTTAATGGGAATTTAATTAAAAATAATATCAGTGGTCAAACAGGCTTTTATGATACCCTTTATTTCAATTCTTCTAACGATCAAAATATACTAACTTTAAGTTTGGATATATCAACTGGCTCGCCTTGTGTTTTAAAATCAAAGGACGGAAACTACTCATTTCCAAGTGAAGATGATTATTATTTAGCTGCAAGTGATTGTTTTTTAAATTAAAATTGTATATAATTATATACAATGAAATTTATTTATACTTTCGAAGTAGATGTTAATGATGAAAAAGTCAAAGTCTTTTTCGCCAAACCCTCCAATAGTGATATTGAAGATGGAGAGTATATTTATGCGCAGAAATTTAATAAACTTCTAAATGACGGCTTTATGAGTAGGGCCATGATGTCAAAAAAGTTTGATGACATTGGGGGTCTTTTCTCAGAAAAAAGGAATCAGGATGTTTCTGAAGATCTATTAAAGTTAATTGAATCGAAAAGAACTATTGAGTTTTTTGAAGGCGCTGAAGATTTAACAGAAGATCAAGAGGTCGATCTTAAAAGAGCAAAAGAGGTTTACATAGCTGTAGAGAAAGATATTCTTGAAAAGGATATGCAACTCCACCAAATGTATTCCCAAAGCGCCGACGCGAAAGCGGAAGAGCATATGATCAAGCATTATATTCTCAATGGAGCCTTCTTTTATGAAAAAATCAAAAAGGGAGACCAGCTTGAGGAGCAAGTGTTTCCAATTTTTGAAGGATCTAATTCAAATGAAAAGCAAGCTCAATTAGACCTCTTGCTAGAAGATCCAGAAGAGGACGATTCCTCGCTAACTAAAAAGAAAAAGAAATTAGCGAGAGAGTCCTTGGTTACATTCCAAAGAGTGGCTGCGCTTTGGTATCAAGGTCTTTGTCACGACCAAGAAAGCACAGAAGAGGCTTTCGAGAAATTCTACCAAGATGAAGTCGAAGAGGATGAGAATGAGGCTGAAGAGGCTGAAGAGGCTGAAGAAGATAAGCCAAGCCCACCACCTAAAAAGAAAGCTGCAAAAAAGAAAACTAAAAATAAGAAGGATTGAAACATAAAGTAAATCTTTTTGAAATTTTGCAGGGGTCTTCCGTCTTAAAGGCGGAAGGCTCTTCTTTTTATTTCAAGCACCCTACTATTGTAGAGAATCTTGAAGCGGCGTTCTTAGAGGAGGAATTTGAATCTAGGGGTCGAAACCTCTCTTTAGAAAGCGAATCTGAAATTATTGATAACTTAGTAAAATCAGGAAGATACGAACAAGAACTTGTTGATGAAGAAAAGGATTTAGAATGGGTTATTGAAAAAAAGAAGAAATTAACTTCGACATTCTCTGATGTTAACCTACTTAAATCGAATGAGGAGTCTATAAAAAAGGACGAGGATAGGTTAAACCAAATCAAGTTCATAAAATCCTCCTTTCTTACCAATTCCCTAGAGAGATACGTTGCTTCAAGGACTTTTCGGGCCTCTTTAAGAAAACATTGTTTTATCGACTCTTGTTTTAAAGAGAATATACCTGAAGATGATTTAAACAAGTATATTGAGGCTTATGCAGAAAAGTATAACACTTTCATTAATTTAGACAACATTCTAAGAGCTTGTTATTTGTCTGAATTTTTTGACCTTTTGTATTTGTCAGAAGACCCTTCTTTCTTATTTGGAGAGACTGTGAAACAAATGACTATTTTTCAAAAAGATCTTTTGACTTGTGGGAAATTTTTACACTCTAAAGTCAGGAACTTGGAAAATATACCTGCAACAGTAAGAAAAGACCCAATCAAGTTATACTCTTGGACTCCCAATAAGAGGCAGGAAGGTGAGGAAATGAACATTAGAAAACACGTTCAAAGCAAGGGTGGGGTAAAAAATATGAAGCCGCAAGACAAAATTACCTAGTTTCTGTGTAATTTAGTGTATGAGCGTCACTATCAATGCCAACCTGAGCCTAAACCAAGCAAGCGTAAAAAAAGCTTCTAAACAGGTCCAGAGTGCTTTAAACAGTGTCAACATCAATCCCAACTCTTTGGATAAGTTTGGTGGCGCTCTTGGCCGTATTACTGGAAATGCCAGCGAGTTCCAAAAGTCGATGGAGGCGGCTACAGCCCGTGTGTTTGCTTTCGGAGCGACGGCTGCTGTTATACAGTCTATTAATCAATCATTTAAGGCGCTTGTTTCTACA